GTAGTTTTCAATTACTGTTTCTGTTGGTCATTACCTTTCGGTAATGCCTGACATGTAGTCTCATACTCCAAGGCTTGATAACCTCAGACTATTGAGCGCGTCCATATCTATGGGCACATTACTCAATAAGATATTATTAAATAAATAATAATATGATAGATAACAAATTAAATCTTATCCTGGTTTGGATAATATCTAATTGGTTTCCTAACATTCCTATTGAGGTTCGTAAATTAATTTTACGTACATGGATCGATTTAATCGGCTCATGGATCTCTAATAACGGGATACCTCACACAATAAAACGTATCAAATTGATGCGTTTGATTGTGACTCGGTATTTATGTGGTCAACCATTATTGGTTAATGACCTCATGATTGGAGTAACCCGTGAGGGTTTTCCAACTAGTATACTCTTTATGAAAGAGTTATTAGATGCTGAGGATTCTCAATCTGTGTCTTTTATTCTGACATTGCTAGGGATTTCCCGGGCAATGAAAGCAGATGGTAAAGTTAGTTATAACTCTATCACTGATCCTTTCAAGGGAGAATTTAAAACTCTTCCTAAAGATTTTATCAATCTTTTCGTTAAAGATTTTTGTTTAACGATGGAGGATAAGAAGCTCACAGTACGTGATTTCTTTTTAACATTGAAATCAGGGCCTCTTGGTGGTCCAGCTATTTTATTAGCTCACCACGCTCCGCGTTATTTTACGGGGCGTAACCTATGGGGACTGAACATCCTCATGGGCGAAGAGGGGATGCGATGGTTTAAGGAGTTATTCTTAAATACCAAACTTTCGAAGAAAGAGGTAGTAAGAAACCGAAAACTTCATATCATCCATGATCCTGAGTTGAAAGAGAGAGTGATTGCAATCTTTGATTACATTTCACAGTTGGCATTTGAGCCAATCTCGCAATATTTGTTTAAAACATTGCGTGCTATCCCTCAGGATAGAACTTTCACTCAAGATCCATTGATTCTTGATAAAAGAAATGGGGAACTTTTCCATTCGTTGGATTTAAGTTCTGCAACTGACCGTTTTCCAATTGATCTACAAGTAGATCTGTTGGATTCGATTGAGCGTGCTGGTAACAAACCATACCGAGGAATCGGAAAGGCTTGGAAATCATTAATGGTTTCAGAACCATTTATGACACCAGAGGGTGATCTTCTTTATTATAAAGTAGGTCAACCAATGGGAGCACGTTCCTCATGGGCAACTTTTACATTGTCTCACCATTTGGTGGTTCAATTTGCTGCTTATGAGTGTGGGCAGTACCCTTTCAAGGAATACATCCTCTTAGGAGATGACATTGTTATTTATAATAACGATGTTGCACTAAGATACAAGGAAGTTATCAACTCTTTAGGAGTTGATTGCTCTCCAAGTAAATCTCATACTAGTGAAAACACGTATGAATTTGCGAAGAGATGGTTCCGTAATGGAATCGAAATCTCGGGTGTGCCTCTTAAGGGATTCCTCGCAAACTGGAAGAATCCAGTTTTGCTATTCCAAGATATACTTTCTTTAGTATATGGAGGGCGAGGACCTAAATCCATAATAAATAGCGTTCAACTTGCTATAGACCTTTTAAAAGGGCTGGGTTATTCCAGATCTCAACAGAGATTCTATGCAGGTATGTTCGAAGATATACGTTTTACTTTCCGTGTATCTAAGGACTTTCCAGACTTTGAACTACTAAGACATTTCTTAGCAGATGCTAGTTCTGGGAACGAATATATTATGCCAGCTTCAGAAGCAACTCTATTGAAGGAATTCAATAGAACTTCTTCACTGGTAGTGAATGGGATGGTGATGAATGTTTGTCATACTTTAAGTAAGTATTATGGAAGTTTTAAACAAAACTTCCAGACATTCATTAGCACTTCATCCAGTATAATTAATGCAGAGGAATTGTTTACTAAACATCCTCTGTCTTATGCACTTTTCTCATCAGTTTCAACTTTTGAGGAAATGAATAAGGAATTAAATTATACCATGGATCTTAACAGACAGTTAACTACTGTTACTGTATTAGATCTAGAGAAACTAAGTTTTCAATCGCGTACTGCGATTGATGTGATATTCACATACCGAACATTTGCTCGGAAACTTAGACTTGCGGTGAAGTTTGATCCTTATGAACTAGTAGCTAAAGCGCAAAGCATGCGCTTTGGACGTTCACTTATGGACATCCGGTTAGCTTTTGTTAAAGATAACCCGCTACTTAAAACAGGAATGCTAGTAAGTCGGTTAGACTTACCTATGCCAGACTGGTAGAGTGTAAAAACTCTCGCGGCCCGCCTGCGTTACAAAGGTTGGGAAGTGGCTTATAGACTACTAAAGGTTAGTTACCTTCGGTCTATAAGTTGGCTCTGAGGGGTGTGAGCCCAGGAACTAGTAATAGTACACTGAACTCGGAGCCTGCCTACTGTAGTGATACAGTAGACAACCCCTAGCTTTTGTTAAAGATAACCC